ACCGCAGATGTACCGGCTCCCACGAGCACATTACCTGAGGTCAATGAAGTTGCACCCGTTCCACCATTAGCAACATTAAGGGTTCCACTTGCTGTTATTGTCCCCGATGAAGTAATTGGGCCACCCGTAAAAGATAATCCGGTGGTTCCTCCTGAAACATCAACAGAAGTGACCGTGCCAGCCGCAGAGGAAGATATAGTAATACTTCCAGCTCCGTTTGTAATCGTGATGCCCGTTCCCGCAGTAAGCGTTGATTTAGCTAATGTATTTCCGGTAGTGTTACCAATTAATAATTGTCCATTCGTATATGATGTCTGACCAGTACCACCATTAGATACTCCTAGAGTGCCAGTAATTCCGGTTGAAAGTGACACATTTGTAATTGTATTACTTGATCCATTGATCGTCTTGTTTGTCAGAGTCTGTCCGTCAGTATCACCAACGAAATTGCCGGCTGGAGCGCCTTTTGTTGCAACAATAGCTCCGGTTCCGGCCCCTACAAGAACATTCCCAAGTGTAAAGCTCGTTGCACCTGTTCCGCCGTGTGATACTCCTAATGTTCCTGTTACTCCAGTGGATAAAGGTAAGCCAGTCGCATTAGTAAGAGTAACGGCTGATGGAGTACCAAGATTTGGTGTAGTAAGCGAAGGAGAAGATGCTAAAACAACCGCACCACTCCCTGTTGTTCCGTTAGAAAGATTTGATGCTGCTATTTGTGTGCCATTAATCTGATATTGTGACCCACTTGCAATACTAAACGCACTTGCTGTTGAGGTAAATGTAGATGTTCCACTAATTGATCCATATAAATGAGTCGAATCGCCACCATAGCCAGTTGTTGAACTTGCGCGTTGAGGAATGAAAGAGGGATTAGCAGCCGACGATGTTCCCGCATTAATCATAGGGCTCGTTGAGAGGGCTGTGTTAAATACAAGGCCTGTTACCCCAGAACTCCACGTGACCGTACTAGGGAAATAGCCGTAAAAATCCCATGCACCGTTTGAGGTACTAATATCAGTTGGGCCACATTGAATAACACCGCCAGCAGGCACGGTGTAAAGAGTTGTACCGCCAGCATTGGTAATAATAAGCGAGCCACTCGAGTTATTGTTAAAAACAAACCATGGGCCTATAGATAATGTTGTTGCGTTTGGAAGCTGAAATGTTTGGCTGGTAGAACCGGTCAGGGCTTGGAAACGAGTGCTCGCATTCGTTAATACCGTTGTACCGCCGGCCGCTGTTGTTTTTGTCCCTGAACCTAAGTAATTATTGCTGAATATATTAGCATTATCATCAAGAGTTGCGCCACTATTTTTAACAAGTTTACCTGTTGTCGAATCATATCTTGTAATAGTGTTCGCTGTCGCCGAGGCAGGCCCGACCACATATCCATCAAGCGTTGATTGGAGAGGGATAACATAGCCAGTATCGAGCCCGATTGCAAGTGTACCCGAAGTAGTAACTGGAGAACCAGTAATTGTTAAACCTGTTGGCACTGTCTGCGATACTGATGTTACTGTCCCTGTGCCACCAGCAGCAATCCATTTAAGTCCTGTTGTTTGCGTTGAATCAGCAGATAGAACTTGGCCATCACTTCCAACTGGCAAGCGTGTGTTTGTAGTCGAATAGGTATAAATATCACCTTTTGTTGTAAGCGGCGATGAAGAAGAACCATCGGTTGTTCGTAGCTGGCCCAAAAGTGGATCAAATATAGCGCCCATATTATGTCCTCACTACTGTGCTAATTTGTGTCTTAGTCGTATCTGTATAAGTAATTGTGACTGTTGCGGTTGTTGTTCCGCTCGCACCACCTGTTTTATATGTATATGTATCAACTGTTGTACTAGTATTTGTGTAAACAATCGAATCATAATTTACTTGATATTGTCCAATAGGCCCAATGCCTACGACTGTAGCAGATGAACTTCCACTTGAAACTAAAAGGCCACCTGTTGTCGGGTCAACTGCGACTGGGACAGGAGTTTGGCCATCAACTGAAGATGTACCGGCAAGAAGGGGTACATGATTTGCTCCAAAGGGGTTAGGTTCATTAGTCCAGTTAGCTATAATTATTCTCCTAATAAAAAGAACCGTTTCCGGCTCTTACCTTATAGGCGTATTATACACCACTTTCCCATGGAATGTCAGCAATGCCATAATTCAGTTTTAAACGACGTTCTTTTTGGTCAAGTTCACTTGCCCGCACATTTAAAGTTCCTTCTTTTAGTTGTATAGATTTCTCTTTTGTTTGCACGGCTTTAAGACGCATTTCGATAGAATTAGTAACATCGTCAAACTCATTGCGTTTATTAGATACTTCGGTATCAAGCAGTTTTAATTTAGATTTATATTCATCTACTTTTTGAGTATAAGTGTCATAGAGTGATTCGAGTTTACGCTGCTCTTTATCTAAATCAAGAGTAATAGCTGTTTTATCCTGCTCAAGGCGAATAATGTCTCTACAGAGTTTATCTTTTTCATCTTGGATAATATCGGCTTCCTTACGAAACTCAACTAATGTAGAATTCCATTCATTAATAGTATTCTCAACTACTCGCTCTTGTTCTTTTCGATAATCGTCAGCTTCTTTAATTTGATTCTTTACTTCGTTTAATTCAGTTTTCTGTGATTTAAGCGAATTAATAATAGTCGATTCTTGAGACTTAAGAGATATTAATACAGATTCTTTTGCTTTAATAGCTTTTTTGATAGTATCTTCCTGAGCCTTAAGTGAATCAATGTTTTTAGTAGCCGCCTTTTTAATGTTTTCAAGATCAATATTAAGTGAAGCTAAAATATCCTCTTTAGCTTTGATTTGCTTATTAAGAACGTCTATCTTTGCTTCCGCGTCATCAAATACCTTTTGACGCTTATTTAAAGCATTTTCACGACTTACTAAATCCTCACGAGCATTAAGGACACGTTCGCGTTCTTCGAGTTCCCTAGACTTCTTTTCGAGGTCGTCCGACTGGCTTTGGTTGTTCGATTTCATTGAGTTCAAGGTCTTTCGATACTTCAACTGGCTTAGAGTTGTAGTCACTTAGAATGTCTTTTTTACCAATAAAGATTTGGCTAATCAAAGTATTTTGGAAATATGGATCAGTCCAGTCAGCAACACCAACTCGCTTGTCAATTTCACCAGCATCAATCTTTGCTTGAATACGGCTCATAGCCACTTGCTTTACAGTAGCCTCAATCATTTGGTCTGCTTCGTAAGCCGGTACAAGTTTAGTGTCACCAGGTTGCAAGGTAATGCGTTGTGGCGGCCGCTTCTGAATAGTATTCTTATGACCTGGATAATCTGAGAAAGTTTCACTATCTTGAGGGGCTGCAAACTGATACGTAACAGGATTAGTATCAACGTTAATAACGGTAACAAAATCTTCTGGATCATATAGTTCGCGAAGACGTTCACGAATCATCTTTACACTACTGTCAGTCGGTGCGCCGTAATAGCTTTGTTCTTGCATTATTTATCCTTCACCTCTTTGGGTGTGTTAATTTTTTCAGCAGTAATAAGTTCATCAATCAGTCGATATTGACCTTGCAATCTAAGGAGTTCTGCTTCGATTTCAGTAACTTTATCAGAATGAGTCTTTTGTTCAGCTTTTAATGATTCAAAAGTTGTTTCAATATCAACCTTTTTTTCTTGAAGAGATTTAGTAGACATGTGCAAATAATACCACATATGCTTATAAAAATAAAACCCCCATTTCTGGAGGGGTTTTATTTAGTTTTATTTTTGTTAAAAGGTACGTGCAATACTTGCGGCAGTTGCCGAGCTAAACACGAATGTAAAGCGCGCAAGTCCAGTCGTACCTGATGCTACGGTGAACAAACCAAACGTTGGTACACCGTAAGTAGCTACTTGAGCCACTTGTGACTTTACCTGACTTGAATCTGGTGTGATAGTCACGGTGTTTGAACCAGCAGTATTGTCAATGTAAAGATCAAATACTGTTCCGGCCGTAGCACCAATCGCCGCGGCGATTGCAGTGCTTGTTGGCAAAGTAATCGTTGTAGCGGCACCAGATGTTGAGGTAATGTACCCACTTGCTACTTGTGCAGCAGTTGCGGTTGCGGTTGCATTAATTGCTACTGGAATGTGGGTAACAATAGGTGTATTAGCAACTACTGTACCAGAAAGCGTTGTAGCACCGGCAGCTACAAGTGGTTCATTAGCGTTAAGTCGAAGACCGTTTTGCTTGACAGCGGCGTTGTATTGGCCTAAATCCTGTGTTGACATGGTCTTCTCCTTAGTTAATGTTTAGGTCTACGAGTGCAGCACTTGAAGCGGCTGATGTTTTAGCCCAACCAATATTACCTGTGGTTGCTGCGGTAACAATAACGTATCCAGCAGTACCTGAAAGGTCTTGTGCAATACCAAGTCCAATTGTAGCGCTTGTTGCTGAAACCTTTGTCAAACCACCACTTTGTACCCAACCATAGTTAGTTACTGATGCAGTGTTTGGCACTGGAACGACCGTTACTCCAACAGGTGCATTACCAGTGGTAGAAGGTGCAGCACCATTCCACTTGTCCAGAACGAGGTCAACGGTATCTGTACCAGGTACAAGCGTTGTAATCGTTGGAGGAAGTGGGTCGGCGAGTTGAAGGGTAATGTAACCACCATTTCCAGCAGCAGTGTTACCTTCAATGCGGAGAGTGTAGTAACCATCTGCGCTCGAGTTGATAACGAGTTCTTGGAATTGGTTAGCTGTTACTGAAGTTGAACCGTTAGTGACAACGAGTTGCCTTGAACCAGCCTGAAGGTTAGCTGCCGTCTGTCCACCCGTACCAACCGCCGTAATAGCAAGTCCAGTAGAGTTAGAAGGAGCGGCAGGCCCTACAACGAGCAGTCCAGCTTTGATGGTTGAAGTACCACCGAACTTTACGTAACGGAAGATGCTTCCGTCTTCTGTTTGACCCAATGCACCCAGCTCGTCCTGTTGAGTTGTGGTGAGTGTATTAAGGTCGGTGCTTGTTAAATAGCGAGGTCCATTTTGCATGATATATCTCCTAGTTTCCTGTGATTCCGGTTAGTTTACCATTACGGCGTGGCTGACGGCAGATCAAGTTACCGAGGAGGATGACAACACCGACTTCACCAAGTTGGTTAATCGAGCTCATCATGTCACGGAATTGGAACGCTGAAGGGAATGGTACGTCTTCGTAGAAGCCTTCCATACTTTCAACAGTTGAACCAATATCACGGAGTTCTGGGCTGCGCTGTACAGCAAAGTCGAGGTACTTTTCGTTAATCCAGAAGAAGGTACCAGCAGTTGCCTTGTCGTCAGCGTAGATGTCTCGACCGCGCCATGTGATTGAGATAAATCCACCTGCGCCACTTAGTTCGGCACCTGTGTTAGGGCCATCGCCACGTGGGGTTTTACCGTCCATACGGTTGTATCCACGAATGCTTGTACTTTCATAACGAGCGCTGAGCATTGGTTGGATAAGTCCTTCAATGTATGTCCAGTTAGCTTTAGTGGTAAGACCAAAGGTTGGAGACTCTGAAGTTGAGCTTGCAGCCGACACGTTGTCGAACTCGCTTGAAAGGTAGCTCAGGGTTAGGATACCGTTTGATACAGCGGTAACGTCTGCGTCGAGGAATGGGTAAGTAGTTCGACTCAAACCACCGTAAGTAGGTGCATTTGTACCGTTGTCTACAACGTTTCCAAGACCATCAAATGCTTTACCAAGGCCAAAACCGTAAAGTTCTGTACCAATAGCATCAGCCATTGAGATTTTAGCTTCGTCCATCTTAGCGGTCAAAAGCTTAATCACTTGTGACTCTGTATTGCCGTTGACGGCAGCTTCGATGCCAGGAATGACGATTGACTGGTATTGACCAGTGATGTAGAACGTCATTTGACGAGTATTGTTAGTTGCTGCGGTGCTAAATGTGTCCATTCCGTTGAATGAACCACCAGTTGTACTAAAAGCCGTTTGAATTGGGACATTGTAAGTTGTTCCTTCCCAGTCAATCGTGCTTGAGAGTAGTTTTGATGTGAAAACGTTTGAATTTGAAACGTTGTCAACAAGTGCAGGCAGGATGTACTGATAAGTAATATCAGTTACGCGGTTGGTGAAAATCTGTCCAGCCATTGTTACTCCTTATTTTAATGCTAAAAAAATACACGGGCCTTGCGGCTCGTGTACCTTTATGACTGTATAATAACGCTATAGCAGTAGTAAAGTCAACTATTAACTTTGTGCTTGTTCAAAGATTTTTGAAAATACTTCTTTTGCCTCTTTATATGTTCCAGGAAGCGTTGCAGTCTTCAACTCTTTATCCAGTTTGATAGCTTCCTTTTCAGTAATAAGTTTAAAATGCTCTAAGGTTGCTACCAAAAGTGAAATATAGTTTTCCATTAAATAAGACCTCGTTTATATGCTTGATATACGTTTTGTAATGATGTACCGGGTCGAAGGGCACGGCGTTTAGCATCTGAACTTGCTCCCTGTGGAGCTCCAATCTTGGAAGCTGCTTTTTCACGTTGTTCCTGCTGCGGTGTTTTAGCAGGCGCTTCTTCCTTTTTTTCAATTGCTTTCTTAACTTCAGGAGTAACTTCTTTTGGGTGAAGTGCGTAATAACGATATGCAGCATCTTCATAACTTACTCGGTACATACGACCTGAGCCATTATACTTTTCATAGTAATCTGAATTAATCTTTTTGTAAAAGTCGTAAATCTTGTTAGATTCTTGGACAGCAGGGTCATCGTTGAAACGTGGATCATTCACTGCGTATTTAAACTTAGGAAGAATACCGGCTTTCTGAAGGCTTGAAACATCATTTTGAATATCAACTGCTTCCAATGCTTCAAATTCGCTTTGTTGACGTTGACTCTGTTCATTCTGATACTTTTGTAGAAGCTCGCGGGCATTAATCTCTTGTGCGCTCAATGCAGATGCAAAGGAAAGTTCTGCGCGTTTCGATGCAAACTCAAAGTCATCTGGTAGATCTTCAAGACGCTTAACAGTAAATAACTTGTCTTTGCCATCTTCACCTTGATGGCCCATAACTTGAATGTTTGGAAGATTGTCGAGGATATATTTAGACCAGTCAGGTAGGTCTTCAAATTTCTTTTCTTCGGGTAGATCTTCAAGTTCAACTTCTTCAGGAATTTCTTCTTCGGCTGTATCTTCGGAAATGACCTCATCTTTTTTTAAGTCTTCAGCCTTTTCGACTTTATCTTCAGATGTATTTTCTTTTTCTTCAGCTTCGGGGACTGCTTTGAGAAGCTTATCTACTTGTCCGCTAAGAGGTCGATTTGGGTCAATATGAGGTGCTTTCAGTTCATCATTTATAGATTCTGATACAACTGGTTGTGCATCTCCCTCAATTGTTGGGGTTGGTTCGACTATATCTGTCATATTTTCTCCTTAATTATACTATTAAGTTGAGTTGGTAATACGGCAAAATCGCCTACAGAAGGATATTCAGATGATTGTGCCGTTATAAGCCATGCCTCTTGATTCATTGGTTTAGTTATTCCCGTAATAACAATATCTTCTGGTTCACCTTCTGCTATAAGATATCGTTCAAGCTCTGCCCTTGAAAGTGTAAATGTTTTTACCCTAATTCTTCGTTCCATTAAAACTCCTTAATTATACTGTAGGCGATTGTGTAGGATTTGCAAGGTTTACATTAGGCTGCGTGCTTCCAAGCGGTGCGGACGCTTGAGGGGCCTGCCCTTGTGGGGACTGCCCAGCAGTAGGTGGAACACCGGGCATTGGGCTAGGTTGCTGGACTAATGGCGTGGGTGGTTGTGAGTTAAGAATGTTTTGCATAGGTGAGGTTGGAGTAGAAGCTACGGACTGCATACCAGGTTGTGGCAATTGTTGTATTGGTGGTTGAACCTGTGGAACGCCAGTTGCTACAACTTGTGGCGGAAGTGGGCGCGGTGCGGGCTGTTGAGTTGAAGCTTGATCTAGTTCGGTACGGATTTCTAATGAATCAACCGCCCTGTTAATAAACTTAATAATGTTGGCTTGAATCTTTGGCTTCGCATCACGGAACTCATCTGTAATAAGTAGCTTACGCATTTGTTCAATATATTCGTGAGTTGGGTCTTTCCTATCTTTAGGAATATCTCCGTGCATAAGTTCAGTCCAGTCAACAGCAGCATCAGCATTTGCGTCATTAACAGCAATATCAACAGCTAATTGAGTTGGGTCAGATTTCCACTTCATGAAGTTGTCGTAAAGTTTTTGTGGCTCATCCATGTGAAGAAGCTTGTATCCATCATAAGGGCTAATAACACCCATTTTAAGAAGATTGATAGCAACAGATTCTTGGCGACTTTTATCAAATGGAAGGGTTGTACCAGATTGAACACGGACGCTCATACCCTTGTTAATCTTATCGCGGTGCATTTCAATAAAGTCAAACTTGCCATCTCCTCCATTAACCGTTGCATAGTGCTTTACCGTATACCAGACAGTAATCATTTGAGCTAAGAACTTGAAATATTTGTCCATTCCATAATCTACTGAACGTACAATCTTATCTTGTCGTCCTGAAGCCTGGTTTTTAATCATGATAGATTCAGAGGCAGTTTCAGTTTTATTTTCATCTGTCCCAGTAAACTGTGATGGTGTTCCCATAATACCGTGAATCGTTTGCTTTGTATTTGCAAGTTGCGAAATAAGTTCCCCTGATACGATTTGTGGGCTAAGCTGCGCTACAACATCATTAACACGCTGGTTCGGCTTAGTCTTAACGAGAAGCAACTGATTAGGGTCGCCGGTAAAGTTTTGTGCATCATCTTTACTTAATGCGTGAGAATCAATTACTTTAAATCCGTTAGCTGTTGCAAGATTGTCAAGCACTTGTCGACCAAGCTTATTTAGAATATCTTGTTGAGGAATAGCTTGTTCAAGGGCATTTGTCTTATCGAGCCAGTTAGAACCATCATTCGTAAGGTTAAACGGAATAAATGGCTTCATTGGTGTTTCAAGGAAATTCTCACCTTCATCATCATATAACCAGTTAGGATTAGGCTGCTTATCGAGAACAATGTCTTCGACATACCATGCAACAGCTTCTTTTGGCTCGTTCTTTTCGTAGTAGGTAAACCATACTTCACGATACGCAACTTCAGCGCTCATGTTACGTGCGCCTTTTCGTTTAATACTAAAGTGGTTTAAAATCTCATCTTCTTTATCAGGAAAGCGAGCAATAAGCCCTTCTACATTGTCTTTTAGTACATGACAGATAAAGCGCGGGTTTTCACCTAACTTTGTATTGTGGTCAATAATAATATGGTTAGGGTCAACAACCTCAGGAACAATTTCACCATTCTTACCATAAAGAGGGTCCCAACGAAGTTTCAATATACCGACATACTTGCCAATAAGGTTATATACCGCTCCTTCAAGCTTGCGAGGGAGTTCAAACTTTTCTGAATGTGCATGCATATACTTTTCAAGATTCTGTGCAAGCACGATAGATTCTGGGGCGTCGTCGGCCGGATACACTTCAGCTCGTGGAGTTTGAGCACATACATACGAAATAATCGCATCAATACCAACAAACAACTCATTATCAATAAATGGTGTTTGGTGACGATATAGTTTATTTTCTGCAAGGTGCATACCTTGAAGCATTTGAGCATTTTTTAGACGCTTATTCTTCAAGTTATGGTGATTAATATCATTATACCAATCCTTTGAATCTTCAATATTAGCATGAAGGTTCTTGATAATATACGCATCAGGCAAGTCTAGTGAAATAACAGGCAGTTGGCTCAGCTCACCATCACGGTTTGATAAGTCGTCTAAGTTATAGTCTGATTGTGGTTGAGCGAATAGCTGTGGATTCATGTCTTAATCGTATTTATCCCTTTAAAAATAGAGTCACGAAAACTCGTGGCTCTAAACCTTATGAACACATAATAGCACACTACTGGAAATAAAAGGTGTATTTAGTCTCACACCCATGACACTTTTTCTCCACCATTCCCATACCCCGTGGTATTTCCTTTTCAGGATAGCCTTCGCCCTGATAGACGGCTATTACATCCCTATTCACGTGAAATAACCGTGAGCGGCAACGCATACAGAAGTATGGTACTGCTTGCGGTAGGTTTGTTTTGTTAAGAATAATAACCCATGACCACATTACATGCTTCTCCAGTCTCTTTCTTGATTACCATTTAATAACTTCTGTATATCCAACCCTGTTCCCTCGATTGTCCCGTCTTCATTACCTCGCCACTCAACTTTTGCCTTTTCGCTCTGTGGTGGTGCTTGCTCTACAAACTTGCTTCCCATATCATATTCTCCTTTATAGTTGACTGCAAAGAACTCGGTTTGTGTACGATGGTGAGAAGTCCAGTCGTGTACTGGTTTAGTGATTGGGGTCACTGCCTGACTATTCTCATCACGTTTAGGATAGTGGGCGTTCTTAATTGCTTCTGACCACCAGCGAGTACCATCAGTATCATTCACGGTTAAGTGAGTAAATAAACGCCTGGTAGCATCCCTACGATGTATCCAGTCATTCTCTTGGTCATTTACTTGTACATCAATACCGTGTTCCTCAAGAATAGAATAAGGACTGACTCCTGATTCAATGTGACGTTGCTTACCACTTGGGTCTCCAAAGAATACATCTTTACGCCATTTAGCTACCTTACGCATAAAGGCAAGTTGTTTTTCGTTATAGTCAAAGTTATGTTGCTTTCCACACCAGGGACATTCAGGCACGTTAATACAATCCTCTAGTCCAAAGAATGGGAAATACCATTCAATAATATGGTCAGTTTCTTCATGGGCATCGAGGAGTGTCACCCATTCGCTATTCTTAATCGGTTGCCAGTAGCCTAGAGCTACAGCGTCAAGTCCAAGGTCAATAGAAATATAAAGCGGTAGTTCTTCGTCATACTCAATCTGTTGGAAAGGCACTTTGTTAATCTCTGGATAGGGGCGTCCAGTGCTGGAGTATTCCCAACTAATATCAATCTCGTGCAGTATTTCTTCTTCAAGCTTGGTTGATTTCTGATATTCGTACCATTTGTCGTCCTTGAGGGGATGCAAACGCCAATGAAACGTTCTTATCTTTACCTTTTCACTAAAGCGTAGGGTCTTGGCGAAAGACGGTTGGTCGGGAGGCGTAGTAACAGCTTGACGGCAACGGGTTGACTCACCTGCGGCTGTCCATGAAGCACGCGCATCAGGCCAGAACCCAATTTCATCAAATAGTACATCCTTATATCGTCCCGCACGACTGAAGTTCTTATTAGCCGACTCACCTTTAATCACATTCCCATTCACTGGGTTAGTGAGCTTCATATAGGTACGGTATTTCTTGCTATCAAAACCTTGGGGCAATATCAAGGGGTCTTTAATGTTCTGTATAAAGTAATCAAGTTTACCAAACAAAGAGGCGAGTGTGCCGTCATCAACGTATTCTTCCTTACGTGAGCCAAGGAGCGACTGATAGCCATCTTCAAATAGCCACATCCAAAAGCGTACCGCCAACGCTAACCACGAAGCCCCCATATCTCGTGACTTCTCATCGAATATGTCATATCCATTCTCGATAGCATCTACCAATCCCAAAACATAATCTTTTTGAAAGTCGTACAAAGTAAAGTCGAGGTGATGTGGGTAAGCTTCGGGTCGTGGGTCAAAGGTCTTTAGATAGTGTTCAATGAAGAAGACAGGGTCTTTAGCAGCCTGACGACGATCAGCTTCATCAAGTAGTTCGATTAAACTAAATTCTTCCATTTATATCGTCTATGATAAGATTTTCTGGTTGTGAAATATATAAAGCCGTATTTTCGAGCATTTCTTGTGCTATTAAGGTTTCAAAATATATCGATAATGGTATTTTAAGTATCATTTTTTAGTTCTTTCGATATAAGATTGCAGACGTTCTTGCAATTCTTCATCGCTTAAAAATCGTGTCTTCACTTCGCCGCTATGTTCTACTTCAAATTTTTGACCATATCCATACTTAGCCAGCCATTCACCCCATTTGTTATCACCTGCATCAGCTTTGATATAGGCAGTCGTAATAAGGGCTTCCATGCGTCTTTTACCCATTTTACGGGAGTCAACTTCATCTGGGTCAACGTTTTCGTTAAGATAGTTTTGTATCATGGTACTAAGGTGAATAGCACCCTTTGGCTTAGAACCTCGCCGTTCATCGTACCCTGGTTGAAATGGTTTAAGATTATCTATTCCTGCCACAGTAATTCCACAGTATTAGTTAGTGTACAAACTATACCACTATTACTTCCCTGAGTCCATGTTAAGAAGTATCAGCACAAGTAATATAACAACAATAACTTGAAACATTATTTTAAAAGCCACTTAGTTATTGCTCTTGATATTCTAGCGTGTAGTTTAAACATCATATCTCGTCCTTTGAATCATAAATATACCGCTCAATAAGTTCCCATACTGCAATAGTGTATTCTTCACCTTGATATTGCACTTTTATAGTTCCCGATAGTAAGTCAGCAGTTGTAGGCGTTTCTTTATTGTTCATTACTTTCCCTTTGGTTTATGTTGTTCGTAGTATTCAACTGGATTATCACTTTTAAGCATAGTTTCTAGGTGGTAGAGATAAGCTGGTTTGGTAACTGCAAAAGGTGCTTCTTGGTCAGTGTAAATGGGGTCGTCTATATGCCTCATTTCAATATTCATAAGTACAGGTGAAGCTCCCCACAAAGCCTTAGCTTCATCACGCACGGCTGGTATATCTATAATCCATTCTTGTAAAGTTGACATTATTTATTCCTTTCTCGTTGCTCTTCACGAAGAGAATTTCTATGCGCCATCTGTTCGTCATATGCAACATCATCAAACTTCGGGTGATGCTTCATGAACTTTGGCAGGCGGTCGTCATTTTCACCTATCACCATATCCCCATGGGCAAGCTTTTGGGAGTGAATAAGGTTGATTAACTTATCTCCCTCTTCGCGTATTTTTCGGTTTCGTTCTTCAACTGTTTTGATTGTTGTAAATGATTGTAATTGAGCACAAAGGTCACCGTAGAAATATACTTTCTCTTTTAGCTCTTCATCGCTTAATAGTTTACTCATGAGTTTTATCCTTAAGTGCTTCTAAACGTGTAAATATATGCTGTTGCACCTCGTCTACTATATCCACAGCATCCCATTCGTTTTCTTCATCTCTAATTGGTATTTTACTTAGTTCATCTATCCTACCTTCTAATTCTCTTGTATCACCGTAGGCTTTGCGACTTTCAAGTAGTTTCAGTTCTCTACCTCTTATCAATAAGAGAAGCGCATCGCCTCTTGAGTAAGGTGATGGGTGTTCTCCGTAGAGTATGTCGTCGATTTTCTGCATCAACTCGTAATCAGTGTCAGGAAACTTTAGCTCGTCTTCATTAGGGAGATTACTCATAGCCCGCCCCTCATCTCTTTCCATGCTTCTTTAATCTCAGCATAGATACGTTGCATTTCAAGATTGTATTCAATTGTTGTCATTGTTAGTTCCTTTCGCTTCTAGGAGGAGTTGTTCTACATCTTCTATTGCTTGAAAATAGCCAAAAGCCTGTGTTCTATCTCCACCTCCGTTATATTCTTGTGGTAAACATTTTAAAAATGCTTCAATAATTGATGTTCTTGCTTTTATAAATTCCGAGTCATTTTTCATTTCATCTCTTATAGAGTTTGGCGCATAGGTAGGAAGGCTAAAATTTAGTAAAGAAGAATCTAGCTCTTGGCGTAGGGGAGATTGATTAGACATTAGTTTATCCGCTTTTCAATTCTCGTATTTGCCATTAACAGCATTTGTAAGTTCTCGAAGTTGATAGCCACGTACAGGCTTTTCAAGCATTTTTTGTTCTTCTGTT